GAACACGACGTCATATGCCAAAGTCTTGGACGACCAAAAACCCTCGCTTGTCTTGGCTGATCCCCCATTCAATGTGCCTGTGGACGGCCACGTTTCGGGAAAGGGTCGCAAGCGTCATCGAGAGTTTCCCATGGCAGCAGGTGAAATGTCGCCTCAGGAGTTTTCGACCTTTCTTCAGAACTTTCTCCACGAGGCCGTTCGGATTGCGGCGCCGGGTTCGATTGTCTTTGTCTTCATGGATTGGCGACATATGTCAGAGCTGCTCTCTGCGGCGACCAGCAATCACCTCAAGCTCCTTAATCTATGTATCTGGGTCAAACCCAATGCCGGCATGGGTAGCTTTTATCGCTCGCAGCACGAACTCGTCTTTGCCTTCCGCGCCGGCTCAGCAAATCATCGAAATAATGTACAATTGGGCAGATTTGGGCGCAATCGTACGAACGTCTGGAACTATCCAAACGGAGCTTCATTCGGGCGATCGGGAGAAGAGGGCGATTTAACATCGGATCATCCAACCGTGAAGCCCGTCCAAATGGTTGCTGACGCCATTCTTGATTGCTCACGTCGAGGCGATTCCGTTCTGGATCCCTTCTTGGGAAGCGGCACTACCCTAATGGCCGCAGAACGAACTGGTCGCGTCTGTCATGGCATCGAACTTGATCCTCTCTACGTCGATCTCGCAATCCGGCGATGGCAGCGGCACACGGGCCAAAGGGCGATACTTACGAAATCCGGACGCTGTTTCGACGACGTGTCCACAAAGCGCAGACTCTAATGGAGCGCGCAAAACGTTCACCAAAAGTCGGCTATGGCCGCCCCCCGCTGCACACCCGTTTCAAGTCGGGCGCTTCAGGCAATCCCAAGGGGCGCCCAAAGGGCACAAAAAATATAAAAACGCTGATCGACATCGAACTCTCTAGGCATATTGAGGTTGTCGAAAACGGCGTCAGAAAGAAGATGCCAAAGAGAGAAGCTTTCGCAAAGCGTCAGGTAAACGAGGCCATTGGTGGCAACCATAAAGCTGCCACCCTCGTGATGAGCAGCACGTCGGAATCCGATGAGAATACGCGCTCAATACCCGATCTAAGCGCGCTTCAAACTGAAGCTGACGATGCTGTGATTCAGACTTTCATCCAGCGAATTCGACAGAGCTCTGAACAAGTCGACCAACCCTCTCCCTCGAATACGCCAACCAAAGCGAGCAAACGTCTCAAACGGTCGGTACGACGCAACACCAAACAAGGCTAGTAAATGAGCTAAGGATTGTTCTTATGTCATTACTCACGCAAAAACTTCCACTCGCAGCAACTGACACTATGATTCCGACTGCCGCATATCGAGAACTCTTGCGTCAAGATTTCTTCACTTTTCTCGAGCGTTCCTTTTATGAATTAAATCCTCCACCTCTTGTTTATAGTCGACACTTAGAAGTCATTGCTAACGCTCTAGAAGACTGTCGGCTCGGGAAGATTCGTCGCCTTGTCATCAATCTTCCGCCACGAGGCCTCAAGTCGCATTGTGCGTCCATAGCATTCCCTGCCTGGATTCTAGGTCATAACCCATCTGCACATTTGGTATTTGCGAGTTATGGCCAAGAGCTTGCGGAAAAATTCGCTCGCGAAACAAAAAAGCTGATGAATAGCGCCTTCTACAAAGCTTTGTTCCGCACACGGTTTGCAGCTCGTAATGCGGTTCACGATTTTGAAACTACCGACGGGGGCACGCGCGTAGCAACCTCGGTCGGAGGGCCATTAACCGGGCGCGGCGCAGACTTCATCGTCATTGACGATGCGATGAAGCCGGACGAGGCAATTTCAGATACGCGCCGGAAGGCCGTCAATGATTGGTTTGATGGAACGGTGCTTAGCCGTTTAAACAACAAGAAGACTGGCTGCATTATCATTATTATGCAGCGGCTCCATCACGACGATTTGGTTGCGCACGCACTCGAACGCGATGACAGTTGGGTTCACCTGTCGTTTCCTGCGATTGCTGAAGAGCACGAGACGTACGAAATCAGGAATTTGTTGGGAAAAACTCAGTTTAATCGCGCCCCTGGCGACGCTCTGCAACCGGAGTGGGAGCCGCTTGCGGAATTGGAAAACATACGCGAGCGGATGGGTAAATATAATTTTGCCGGACAATATCAGCAGCGCCCTACGCCCATGGAGGGGGCGATCATCAAGGAGGAATGGCTGCAGTATTATGATGTCCGACCTGATATCCCGGGAAGGATTGTCCAGAGTTGGGATACGGCAAACAAAGCCGAACAGCTTCATGACTATTCCGTCTGCACGACCTGGCTCGTCATAAAAAAGAATTATTATTTGCTCGATGTGCTGCGAGCGAGATTGGACTATCCCCAGCTCAAGCAAGCGCTGATCGATCAGAAACTTCGCTTCAAACCCCATTTGATTCTAATTGAAGATCGGGCGTCGGGGACTCAATTGATTCAAGAACTGAGGCAGCAGCAGCTGCCAATTAGAGGCTATCTACCTCCCAAGAATACCGACAAAACGATGCGCCTGTTCACGCAAAGCATCCGTTTTGAGACGGGCAGTGTTTTTCTTCCTCGGCAGGCATCGTGGCTAACAGAATATCGCAACGAAATTACACGCTTTCCCGCAAGCAAGTATGATGACCAGGTAGACTCCACCACGCAATTTCTGGATGGCGGTACGACATCGTTTTTTCCAATTTCCGACGAACTTGTCAGAACCCTTTCGAGTAGTACCCGGAGGAGGACACCCTGTTTTTTCTGAGACCCAAGGGGGCCTGTGCGTGGTATGATCCAGGATTTACAGGATGCGTTTCAAATGCGGCCGGCGGACGAGATTCACCGGGCAGCTTCCGCTAAACGGCGCACGTCCAGAACAGCCTGCGGGTTTGATTTCCAATAGTCGCACGCTCTTAAATTCGACGCTCGGGTCATGCCATCGCGAGCGGCCGATTGCATCAATCCCTTTAATTCTCGATCGATAATGACGCCGCTTCCGGCCTGAGCCTGCTGGAAAAGCGCATCTTGTTGAGCACTTATGAGAGGCAGAATAGCCGCCTCACTCGCGAAAACCTTGCAACCTACGGCGAAATAAAGGTTACGAATGACATCCAAGACTTGGCCACGAACGCGCCTATAGTTTTCAGCAGCTGCTTTTTGCTCGACCCCGGCATACGGATCGACATGGTTGGCCTCTGAAATCGTGCTGTTCGACGCATTCGTCGTGCCATTTATCGATGGACGAAACCCCCCGGTTGCTGAAAACGAAGGGCGAGATTGCCCTGAGGGATCGGTCGCTTCAGTTTCGATCGACGGGTCATTTGGGGCGGTTTGGACAGATGCGTCTTGCACTTGATGCGCATCACTGCGATTGGGCGCTTGGCATGGGTGCCACTCCATCTGGTACTCGGCTTGCCCCTCTTTCCCCCAGCACCATCCTTTAGAGGTCAGTTCGTCAAACACGGCGTCGCGCTGGATGCAGAACTCCATTTTGTCTGGGTCACTGCCGATGCCGTCTCGACATTTGTTGTTGAAGTCCTGTTCCTTTTTCAGAAGGTCGGCGACTTCTTGCGGAATTGGTGACGGCGCCGTTGATTCTATGGACGCAACCGCGTCTTTTTTTCGCGATCCAGCATCCGACCCGGTCTTGGTGTCCGGAAGGTTTGAGATTAAGGAGTAAACTCCTGCAACAAAGAGCACACCTAAGACACCAATCCTCAACGCTCTCATGAGCTTTCCCTCGATCCTGGTGATCGGGGAGTTAAGAAGCTTCTCAAGGAGGAGCCGCATGCGCCTTTAGGCTTTCGCCCTGAACATGCGCGCATGCCTCCCCGACCTCATGGGTCGAGGAGTGCTTTTGACGGCAGCACTAAATTGCCGCCTTGAGAGAGGTTCTTAAGCCCCGGAACGGCCAATGGGCCGATCTAATGGCAACATTACACGGACGTTGGCGAGCAGCCAACTCGTGGCCGGCGAATAATCCCTTTTTAGTCGCGATTTTGGACTGGACTGTGCGCCCGAACGGAGCGCGGATGGCTCAAAGAATGTTCTCGGCACTGATGTTCTAAGCGGTGCCGGTACGCCCCAGGGTCTCTCCAGCCCCGACCGGGGCTTAAGCCGGTGCAGCGCTGATGCTGCAACACGAAATGGAGAAACCCATGAAAAAGCTAAATCCCCGCACCAAACCTAAGACGACCAAACCCAAATCGGCCCAACGTAATGGAACGAAATCTGCCGCCCGGAACACCCATCGCGTGGGCTCGGCAGGTAAGACCCAAAGCGGCACCAAGATTGCGAAAGTCATCTCGCTGCTGCGTGGTCCCAAAGGAGCAACGATCAACGCGTTGCGAAAGGCTACTGGCTGGCAAGCCCATTCGGTTCGTGGCGCACTTGCCGGCGCGATCAAGAAAAAACTGGGTCTCGACGTCGTCTCTGAGAAAACAGGCGACGTCCGTACTTATCGCATCGCGTCCTGAGGCATTTCATGCGCGGGAACACTATGAAGGATCGGCAGCGCCATGCTGCCGATCCAATTTCCAGCACCGAGATCGAGACGCTCCTTAGAGAGTGGACACCGCTCTTGCTGGCTGATTTGCGGTCGGTGTGGCGGCAACGATTTGGTGAAGCACCGCCGCCGATTCGCTCCCGCGATGTCCTGCTGCACTTGATGGCCTGGCGCATCCAGGCCGAGGCCTATGGCGGTCTCGATGCCAAGACCCAGAAAAAATTGGATTCGATTGCCGAGACTCTCGAACGCGGCGGCGATTATACGCCCAAGGTGGCGCGTTCACTTTCGCCAGGGGTTGTCTTAACCCGTGAATGGAAGGGCAATGTGCACCGGGTGACCGTGTTGGCCGAGGGGTTTCAGCATCTGGGCAAGACCTATGGCAGTCTCTCGGACATCGCGCGCACCATCACTGGCACGCGCTGGTCGGGGCCTCGTTTCTTCGGATTAGAGCAGAAGAGGCCGCCTTCCCGCGTTGAGGCAAAGCGATGACCGCAAAGAAGAGCGTCCGCTGTGCCATCTACACCCGCAAATCGACCGAAGAGGGACTGGAACAGGAATTCAACAGCCTCGATGCACAGCGGGAAGCGTGCGAGGCCTATATCGCCAGCCAGAAATCAGAAGGATGGGTTGCTCATCCCGGCCACTATGACGATGGCGGGTTTTCCGGTGGGACGCTGGAGCGTCCTGCCCTTCAGCGTCTCCTCAAGGATATGGAAGCGGGCGATGTCGATGTTGTGGTCGTCTATAAGATAGACCGTCTCAGCCGGTCACTGATGGACTTTGCCAAACTCGTCGAGGTGTTCGACCGCAAGTCGGTGACTTTTGTCTCGGTCACTCAATCCTTCAACACGACCACATCCATGGGCAGGCTAACGCTCAACGTCCTTCTCTCCTTTGCCCAGTTCGAGCGGGAGGTAACCGGCGAGCGTATCCGGGATAAGTT